TGATGTGAACTTTTGTGCTTTGGTTGAACACGAGCTTTATCACATTGCACATAAGAAGGACCAATACGGAACACCAGCATATAACAGAGAAACTGGTATGCCTAAGTTAGCTATTCAAGGTCACGATGTTGAAGAATTTACAGGTGTTGTTCGCCGATATGGAGCAACTGAGGATGTTAAACGAATGGTCGAAGCAGCTAATAAAAGGCCTCAGCTCACACGTGCTGATGTTCATTACGCTTGTGGCACTTGTAACTTAAAGGTGGTTTAAATTTTTTTTGCCACTCTACTTGGACGTACTTGGACGGATAGAGATAAATGGCAAGGCTTAATAAACGGGTGAAACTCTATATAGTACGGTCACTTGCTACCTATGAGACACCTAGTGAAACAGCAAGAGGCGTCCAAGAAGAATTTGGTATCACCGTAACCAAACAGCAATGTGAAGCATACGACCCAACAAAGAAAACAGGGCAGGACTTAAGCGAAGAATTTAAAACTGAGTTCTACAGAGTGCGCAAGGAAATGAACGACAACCTTAGCGCAATCCCAATCGCAAATATTGCCTACCGCCTCAAGCGTCTACAACGGTTCATCGATCATGAACAATTCAAAGAAAACCCAGTCATTGTGCCGAGCCTTTTAGAGCAGGCAGCTAAAGAGGTTGGTGGACTTTATACCAATCGAAAAGAAATTACAGGCAAAGACGGCGGTCCAGTCCAAACAGTTAATTCAGAAATTCCAGTTCCAATGGAAGATTACTTAAAAGCGCGGAGGGAAGTCTTAGATGAGTACTGATGCGGCTCGGGATAAAGCCATCCGGATCGAGGCGCAAGAAGATTTATATTTCTTCACAAGGTACATGTTTAAGGAGCGCCGTGGTTATAAATGGATGCAGAACTGGCACCACTTAGAAATCTGTGAAGCTTTGATGAAAGTTTATCGCGGAGAGATAAAGCGGTTAATTATTAACGTTCCACCACGATATTCTAAAACTGAAATTGCTGTAATTAATTTTATGGCTTGGTGTTTTGGAAAGAAGCCTGACTGTGAGTTTATTCATATCAGTTACTCGGCAATGCTTGCCGCAAATAACGCCTTCCAGATTCGAACCCTTGTGCAAGAAGAGGCGTATAGAAAAGTCTTTCCCGAGCTTACATTGCGTGATGATAGTAAGGCTAAAGACTTCTGGAGAACTTCTCAAGGCGGTGTCTGCTATGCGACTGGTACAGGCGGCACGATTACCGGTTTTGGTGCAGGAAAACTTCGTAAAGGCTTTGGCGGCTGCATTATTATTGATGACCCGCACAAAGCGCATGAAGCTTCTTCTAAAACTATTCGAGAAGGGGTAATTGATTGGTTTCAGAACACCCTTGAGTCGCGTACTAACTCGCCAGATACGCCGATCATTGTGATTATGCAGCGACTTCATGAAGATGATTTAGCTGGATGGTTGCTAGGTGATAGAAAAGACGGCGTTCCTGTAGCTGGTGGTAACGGTGAAGTGTGGGAGCATCTATGTCTTTCAGCTATTCAGGAAGACGGATCCGCACTGTGGCCAGCAAAACACAATATCCAAAAGTTAAGGCAAATGGAGCAAGCTGCGCCGTATGTTTTTGCCGGGCAGTACCGACAAATGCCATCACCGCCAGCAGGCGGTTTTTTTAAGCCCGACAATATTCAAATTGTTGATGCTTTGCCTGCGGATGTAGTGAAGCAAGTAAGGGCTTGGGATTTTGGGGCTACCGAAAATGAGGGCGACTTTACAGTAGGTGTGCGAGAAGCTCTTGGCGCAGATGGTTTTACTTACATTGTCGATGTTACTAGAGGACAGCTTGGCCCTGACAATGTAAATAAACGCTTAGAACAAACAGCAAAAATAGATGGGAAAAAAGTTTCTGTGCGTCTACCACAAGATCCCGGTCAAGCTGGTAAATCGCAAGCTAGTTCATTTGTGAAGCTTCTTGCGGGCTACCATGTGGTTGCAAAACCAGTATCGGGTGACAAGATCACTCGGGCACAGCCTTTTGCCGCTCAAGTAAATGTTGGGAATGTTCGAATGCTTAAAGGTGATTGGAACAAAGCCTTTATTGAAGAACTTCGGAATTTCCCTAATGGAACAAATGACGATCAGGTAGATGCAGCATCTGATGCGTTTAATGAATTACATGAAGGATTTGAAACCTTCTTCGCTGATATGGGATTTGCACGATGAGTGATGTAACTTTTCAACATCCTGAATATGTTAAAAACTTGCCATACTGGCAAAAACTTGATGATGTTTGTGAAGGTGAAGATGCAGTTAAGGCTAAAGGTGAAAAATATTTGCCGATGCCAAATGCACATGATAAATCACCTGCAAATAAAAGCGCTTATGAGGCTTATCTTACCCGTGCAGTCTTTTATGAAGTAACAGGGACTACATCAAATAGTTTAGTTGGTGCAGCTTTTGCAACCGATCCAAGTTTTAAATTTCCTCCGGAACTTGCTCATTTAGAACGTAATGCAAATGGTGCTGGTTTAAGTACTTATCAATTGGCTCAAAATGGAATTCGCCATTTATTGAAGCATTATCGTTGTGCTTTATATGTAGATTATCCTGATGTGCCGCCAGCTCGTAATCTAGCGGAATTTAAAGCACAAAAAGCCTATCCGATGATTCATTTATTGAATGCTGTTGATGTAATGAATTGGGATTCAATAATGATCGATAACCAGAAAAAGCTTTGCTTAGTGGTTATACGTGAATTTAAGTCTGAGCGCGGTGCTGATGGATTTAGTAAAACCGAACAAGAGCAATATCGTGTACTTCGTTTAGAGCAAGAGGGTAATGGAGAATATATTTATTCTGTTCAGATATATACCAAAAATGAAAAGGGCGAATATGAAGGAGGGCCAAAAAAGTTTCCGACTGATCACAGTGGCAAAACTTGGTCTTATATTCCATTTACTTTTGTAGGTGCAATTGATAATTCAGAAGAGATTAAAAAGCCTCCATTACTTCCTTTGGCCAATCTCAATTTAGCCCATTATCGTGACAGTGCGGACTTTCAAGAGTCCGTTTTTTATATGGGGCAACCTCAATACTATGTTAGCGGTGTGAACTGGCAATGGTTCGATGAGGCAAAAGCTCGAGGCATCTACATTGGTGCGAAAGTACTTTTGCCTTTACCTGAAAATGGTGGTCTAGGTATTGTTCAAGCTGATCCTAATACGCTTGCCCGGGAAGCCATGAAAGACAAGTGGGAAAAAATGAAAGAAATGGGTGCTCGACTTATTGAAAAAGGTTCCGCAGCTAAAAAGACTGCTACTGAATCTAACAATGATGATGCCGTGCAGCATTCCGTTCTTTCACTTTGTGTTGTGAATATGAATGAAGCCTTGTCTATGGCTTTGCGATGGTGTGCCAAATACGTAATAGCTAATGTTGATGCTCTTAATAAAGATGACCTGATGTTCGAAATCAGTCAAGAATTTAACAAACAGGGTTATTTAGCTGAGTTAGCTCGACAGTTATTTGAAGCAGCTCTACAAGGCCGATCTTCATTTAAATCATGGTGGGAATACAACCAAACAGGTATGTTCCCTAAACAAAAATATGAAGAAGAGCTACAGAATGTTGAAGCAGAGCAAGATGGGACTTTAAATCAAAAGGTAGAGTGAGATGGCAACAGATATCAAAAAACTATTTGAAGCACTCACTCAGCACCAGGCCTATCTTTATCGTGCTTCATCAAAAACGGTAAATGAGTTATTGGCTTTATTCAATGATGATACGAGCAAGATGCTATCTAAGCTTCGGGATTTATTGGATGAGCTTAATGAGTCGGAGAAAGTTGCTTTAGCTGGTGGTAAATATACAACTTCAAATTTAAGGGAAATTAGGGATTTGATTGCCCAATGGTTTGCCAGTGTTAATTTAGCATTACCTGAAGCTTTTGCCGTTTCTGCTACGGCGCTGGCTGTTTATGAGGCCAATTACGTAGCTAAGCTCTATGGAGCAAAAATTAATAAGCCTGATGGGGAAAAACTATTCTTATCCGCTAAAAAAGTTCCGTTGGCAGGTGGCGCTCTTGTCGATGATCTGCTTTCAAGAATTGCTGAAAGTGCCCGTCAAAAGGTTGAGTATGCAATTCGAGATGGTATTAATTCAGGCAAAACTAACCAAGAAATTGTTCAGCGTATTCGAGGGAGCAAACGGCTTAACTATGAAGATGGGATCTTAAATGGTACCAAAACTGATATTGAGCGAACGGTAAGAACTGTGCGAAGTCATGTAGCTAATCAAGCCTATCTAAATAGCTTCAACCAAATTGGCTTTGAATATGTCCGATTTGTTAGTGTTTTAGATGGACGAACTTCTAAGCTTTGCGCTTCATTAGATGGTTCAGTGTGGGAAATAAATGATCCGGCAAAGCGAGTGCCGCCGTTACATCCTAACTGTCGCAGTATCTTGGTTCCGGTCGAGAAGGACGGTCAACTTGTTGGCGAACGGCCATTTGTAATGGACGAACGTAGAGTTAAAGACATCCCCAAAGAAGAG